ATAGAATATTCTTCTTTCTGGCGCTCTGGATATTCTGTAAATAACCACAGCATCTTCTATTTGTCTAAGCATGTTCAAAGGTCTAATTGCTTTATGAAGATAACCTATAGCCTGTCTAGTATTACCGTCAATCATTCCTGAGTGAACATAGCAAATCGAGTCTGTTGATATTTTTATACCAGATTGCCCTGTTTGATGCAGAGTATTTTTATCTGTGTTCGTATAGACAAAATATTCATCAACACTCTCCACGATATCCAGTTTTGCCAAAGGATTTCTTGAATTAGAAGCGTTCTGAGGTTTCTTTTTAACAGTCCGCATTCTCTTAATCTTTATAGCGTCAACTGGTCTCAATTCAATAATACCTTTTTGCGGATTATCGTTATCTATTATGATGTGATAATATAGTTTACTGTCTATATACCACCTTCTGAATATATCGTGCGCTCTGTAATTAAAGTCAAGGAGTTTGATGATGTTGTCAAACTCTTTATGCATTTTTGACTTAATTATCTCAGACAACTTAAGATTATCTAAGTCAAGTCTTGCTGGGTGAAAATCCGACCCGGGAACTACCGACTCGTTCACTATATCCTCGATAGCCTGATCTACCTCTGGATACAAGGACATTCCCCTGTACTGTTGTATTAGAGCATTTTCATTTTTAACTTGACCTGCAAAATCAACAGAAGTTCCAAAAACTCCTCCTGCTTCAAAGGTGTAAGTTCCATCATAAGTTTCAGGTGCAACAAAAGACTCGGGGTCATTCTGGATACCCAAATCTAATGGGTCCAGAATGGTTGTCCCGGAGTCTTTTTTACGCCCGATTGTAAAACCAAAAATATCAATTGCCATTCACATTACTCCTAAAGTATTTCATAAATAAAAGTTATTTTTCACTGAGAAAGGTTTCAGATCCAACTGGATTAACACCTTGGTTAGATCCACCTTCATATCTGACATAATCGAACCTGACGGTTGCATTGAATGTTAACAGAGCGTTTTTCTCTGCTGCATTTAATTGAACCGGGCCGATACCTGTTAACCAGCACCCTACAAGGGTGAATTTTTTGAGCATCGCCGGTGAACTACCTGCCGCTGATTGGGTATCTAGATGTGTTACGACCCACTCTCCTCTGTTTCCTGTTGCGAATTTGTCTTCCGCTGTATTGGCTTCATGATCATTTATCTTATTTTGCCAATCCTGAAACGCATTGTATATGCTGGAATTTCTATCATCAAGAATTGTAATATTCCAAGGCGCATAATCTCTATCGCCAGGAACATAAACAGTTCTACCCCTATAGTTTACAGGAATTTCTCCAATTGCAATCTCCGGAAGATTGAACGCATATGTATGAAAAGTATCTATTGCCGTTCCATTCGGTGTCGTTGCTTCAATCTCAAATCTATTTGGTCTAGTACCACCGAAGAAATTATTCTTAAATGTGTTTATAGCGTTATCGGCCATGGTTATTTATCTCCTAAGATCAGCCTAGATCGGCTGACTCCGATTTGTTAGTGAAACGAATTCTGACGAAGTTAACAGACTTGGTTGGTTTAATGAGAATGTCTGCAATAAACTGATTTGCATCGATAACATCTGATGTGTTATTGCTTTCATCGCATATGACTCTATATTCTGTAATACCCCGTCCTCCTTGGATGTTTCTAAGAACTGGAGTAACTGCATTCACGAACAGGTTACGAGTTGTCGAATCATTTAGTTCGAACAGAATCGTTCTTGCTGCTCTACCTATAATGTTCTTTAGATATATGAACAATCTAGCAACATTAATTCTACTTAGCGTGCTAGTTTCAGCTGCACCTGTCTTATCACCGAATAGGAGAGTTCCTTCTCCGGCAAAACTTACTACTGGGTTAATACCTGCATTATAGAGAGTATCTTGTTCACTGTCTGTCAGTTCTTTTGCTAACTTGACAACATCCAAGATTCTTCCTCTTCTTGCACCGGCAGGTGAGAACCAAGGAGAAGCAACTCTGTCTGTTCTTGCAAGACATCCAGCAACATCGCAAGTAAGTGGAATATCGATAAGATCCGAGTCTGTTAAGTTAGCAGTGTTTAATCTGTTAATGTCTCTTGTCTTTTTCTCACCATAAACATTGATGATGTTCTCGCCAGCAGTCTTACTAGCGGATCCTACCGCAGTACTTGAGGGAATACCCACAACCCCTACACAGTCTCCTCTGAGATCAGTTACTATCTCAACATTAGCTCCTGCTGCTGCTGCTCCGAATAGAGAATCAACAGTGACTGATTTATCAATTGCTTTTGCTTGGACTGAACCAATCGTTCCGGCCGTCCCACCAAAGATAACTGCAACTCCACCGTATTGAAGGTAGTTCTGTATGTTATACCAATCTTGTTTCCATGTCCCGGTAGGTCCTGTAGGCCATCTTTCGAAAGTTCCACCTGCAAAGATGTTACCTGCGGTCCCTCCATGAAGAAACGGAAGACCAGATGTCCCACCAGCGGCCGCTCCGCCGTCAATGAATGTATCAGCATAACCAGTCGTTGCAGAAGACTTGAGTCTTCCGAACCAGTCATTGATATTTTCGACTACCATATATTGATTTGTTCTATCTGCTGTGTATCCAAGAGCATTAATTAAAGTTAAGCCACCGGCGGACATATAACCCGATCTATGGATTCCACCAGACTCTGTTCCACTAATAACGAATGATTCATCATTAACTATAACGGTTACATTCGGTCTAGCCATTTTTCATCTCCTTGAGAATAAATTCTATCTGATGTATTTAGCATTCAAATGTTTTCGGTGTTTGTGAAACGAATCTTGATGAAGTTGATTGATTTTGCTGGTTTTACTAAAACATCCACTATTAGTTGATTAGAATCTATTACATCGCTGGTGTTATTCGACTCATCGCAAATTACCTGATACTCAGATATACCACCATCTGCTCTTATTTTTCGTAACAACTGAGTTATAGAACTAGAAACTAAACTTCTTGTACCAGAATCATTCTGTTCGAATAGAATATCTCTGATCGCTCTTCCTATAAGTTTCTTAAGTTGCACAAAAAGAAGACTCACATTAATTCTGGAAAATGTGGATGTTTCTTCTTTTCTGGTTTTATCACCAAAAAGAATATATTCTTCTAAATCATCTTCATATTTTACAAAATTTATTCTGCTATTGTATAGATTTTCTACTCGTGCATTTGTTGGCGGTGGCTGAACAAACTCTGCTTTTTTTATAATTCCTCGTATTTGCCCTGCCGGAGATTTGTATTGGCCATCTCGAATTGCTCGGGATATACAACCAGACGCATCTACAGATATTTTGGTGGGAACTACATAATCATCTCCGTCCCACCGATGAAAGTATTTTTCACCGGCAGCAGGAAATTCAAATTCGCTTGCGGTAGTAGATAAAAACGATTGTTCTAAAGTTTGATCGGCATTGATACTTCCATTATTATTAATCGCATTTGCATTTGTATTTGCGTTTGGATCAGTAAAATCAGGGGAACCGCTTCCTGCTTCACCCGAAGGACCTGATTGTATATATTTCATGAATAATGTCATACCTGTTGTGTATGCCGTACTCCAGTCCACTGATGGAGAGGATCCACTAGTTAATCCCGTGAAATCTTTACCCTGAATGCTGGTTTCGAAATGCAACATCTGTTTGAATGTAGGTACTTCATATCTAAACGCATTGAACTTGTATATCCAATATGCAGCGTCATGGATTCCATTGCCGTCAAATATATAATCTGGACCAATGACACAGACTTGAGAATAATTCGTGATGGGTTTAACTAGTGTATGAAAATCCACCATCCTAGAACTATATTTTAAATAGTCCCCAACTTCCTGTAATCCCATTACTCTCATGGAAGAATAATAACTTTCCAATTCACTAGCACTCTCGACTTCAACGGGATTTTCTGCGTCGGGCCCGACAAACAACCTATTTGCTGCATCTCTAAAATTTAATCGTGTCATATGTGGAACTGACACTACATCAGTAAAATTAAATTGAACAGTTGGCATTAATCGTCTCCCGGTAATGATTCGAATACTATTGACATAGCACAGGGGTAATCAGGTTGAGATTCTCCTGTGTTTGGATTCACATAAAGATAAGGGACCAGATTCCATCCATATCCTGCTCCTCCGACATAGATATAAGGAACTCTGAAGTTTGGCCAAATTTGCTCATTGGCTCTGTACGGAAGATACATATTTGCAAAAGTTCCTCCTCTCGCATAGCCAGGATGAGTATCTTTGGTTGCTCCGGTTAACCAATCTATGGATCTTCCTACTTCATCAGTGTTTCGAACACCGAAGGCACCGCTGGACAACTTACACGGAAATTCCTGTGCAGTTCCTCCCATCATGCGTCCACTCGTGTCTCTATAATCTAGATATAATTCTTGAAAACGATCTTCGAACCCTATAAAAGCACAATAAGTACTGCCTTCTGCTGTTACTTGTGCAGTTGTTTCGTTAGGTCCAAATTCTATACATCTAATTGGAGTATATC